GGGCTGGGCCAGATCGCGGCGATGGGAATCGGCCATTTCGGCGTACCGACGAGCCCAAGAGCTGCCAGGAGGGCAAAGTCTGGCCTTGTCCTCGTAGTGGCGGACCAACGCCTTTGCGGTGTCGGGCGACTGGCGAAGCTTTTCTTCCCAGAAGGCGCGCTCCCCCTCTATCTCGCTCATGCTACTGCCCTCTGTGGTTGGATTTTGGGGGGGCATCCGCGAGCGGGGCTTTCCGGTTCTCCAGAACCGACCGGGCGCGGCGCAGGTCGCCATAGGTGATGCTCATCGCAACCGGCGCTTCCCAGATGTGCGCGCCGTCGCCAGCCTTATCGTCGTCGCAGCCGTCGAGCGCGTCGGAGAACGCCTCCAGCGCGTCGTATGCCTCGTCAAGCTTGGGCTGAAGCTGACGGGCGCTATAGAGCGGACCCGCTAGTGCCAACCTGATTTTCAAGTCATCGATTATCGAAACGAGCGCCTGAACTAACGAGCCGTCGTTCAGGACGTTGTAAGGTCGATAAGAACGCGCTTTCTCAAGAACAGCCGCTGACAGGATGTCATCCATCACCTCACTCATGCCGCGCGCTCTCCCTTGTTCCAGTTGTCAGAGGGCTCGGCTGCAAAATACCAGCCGTCCGCTTTCGTCTCGGGGTGCTGCGTGGTCATGCCGGGCTTGTGGCCGGTCACGCGGCATCGCTCAGCCCATTCGGGGCTATCTCTGGCGATGAAGACTTTCGGCGGGCCGCTGGGCTTTGCAATCGGCACTCGCTTGGCCATGGCTTCCGAAATGACCGGGACGTAGTAGCGCCACGACTGGATGCCGTTCTTGACGGCGGGCCTCGACCGCACAATCGGGAGAACGTCGCGCTCAAGATCGGCTTGGCGATGAAGAAGCTCGACGATCGGAGCGAATGACCCCAGCCGATCGGAGCCTGCGGCCTCGCAGCAGCGCCTTTCTGCCTCATCCAAATCCAAAACAGGCGCGCTCGCGCTAGATGCTGCGCTAGCAGCATCTTCTGTTTCTTCCTCTGTATCTGTCTCTGCCTCTGGGGGCGTTGCAGAACGTCCCTGCAACGTTGCATTGCCGTTGCGTTTCGCTTCACGGTGTTTCCGAGAACGCTCTGTGCTCTTATCGCTCTCGTATTGACGGGCCTTCCAAGCGGTTACGGCGTCAGCCCCGATCATCCCGATCTCTGACATACCGTCGAAGACAGCCTGGATAGTCGCCAGCGGCTCGCACAGGGCAGCGGCCACACGGCGCGGGGTTGTCTCGAAGCGCCCGCCGTCGTCCGTCTCTGCGGCACTCTCAAGGATGGCGTGCCAAACGGCGATGGCGACAGAGCGCGAGCATCCGGCGATGACCGAGACTTCGGCCAGCTTGTCGTCCTTCACGGTGCCGGCGTAGGCACGATACCAGCGGCTCATTGGGACCACTCCTCAATGAATTCTGCCACTGCACCCGGCGAAAGATTGAACCATTCAAATCCCACGCGATGGTCTGAAAATCGCTTGTGGATCTCGGATTCGAGCGCGGCGATAGACGCCTTGTCACCGGTCCATGTAGCGATCAGGAATAGCCGACGCGAGTTCCCGGCTTGTAGCGAAGACATGCGCCACACCGGGTGATCAGCCCTGCCAATCTTGACTAGATTGGTGCTGCCCTCTTCGCCAATCACATACAGGTAGCGAACATTCGACGACCGGGATGCGGGGACCAGACCAGGGTGGATTGAGCGGATGCGTGCCATCAGCGCACCACCTCAATGCGCTCGACCGGGACAACCGTTGTCAGATCGCCAACCTTGACCATCACACGGTCAGGCGCGCTCGTGGCCGCCGGGAAATGAGCCAGCACGACGCATTCGCCCTTGATGCGGACGCTCTTGCCGACGAAGGGGTCAGCGGCGGGCGGCTTGTGGCGGGCGGCCTTAGCCATCACGCCACCTTCGCGATCTGTGCGCGCCAAGCCTTATCTGCCTCACGCTCAGCAGCGCGCCTTGCCCGCCGTGCGGCCAGATATGCGCGACGGGCGTCCTCTGCGAACTGGATTGCCTCGTCCAGGTGTTCCTTGATGAGATCGGCATTCCAGCCAGTCGTCAGCAAAGTGGTGTGGATCGAGTCACGCTCACGAAGAGCCTTTAGAGGGAACTTGGAGCAACGCAGGCACAGCATATCAACGTCGTTCATGACGCGGCCCTTTCCATTGCGGCGGTTTCGTAGACGTGGACGCGGCACATGCCGGCTCGGACATCGGCAGAGCGCGCGATGCTGGCGCCATGGGCGTGCTTGTCGTTCTCGATGATCCCGGCAGAGGCCAGAAAATCGAGAAGCGGCTTAATTCGGTTGTCGATATCGCCACGCATCTTGAGCGCGACGGTGATCTGGGCGTCGAAGGCGCCATCGAAGAACGGGAAGCCCCCGGCCGGCTTCTGAGTCCACAGGCTCGTCAGCGCGGCCTTCCGCCAATCCCGGTATTCCGGGTTCAGATAGGTGCGGCCGGTCTTCGTCGTCCGCCAAATGCGGTTTGCGGAGACAGGGAGCGGGAGATCGAGCTGCACGACCTTCATCGGGCATGCTCCCGATCGCGGGCGTTGGCGAGGCCATTTGCAGCCGCAGCAGGGGTGCAGGCGAGCAGCCACGCGATCGACACGTTGTCGTGCCCATTGCGTAGGAGCCGAAGAGCGCGGTCTTCATTGAACGGGCTGAGCTTCTCAACGAGCTTCGGCGGGCGCCCCTGGATCTTCAGAGGGGCGCCGGGCCGAGCCACAGCGCGATCAGAGCCGGCATAGGCGATCAATCCTCGCATGGGCCGATCTCCTTTTCCGTAATGGCTGCAAGTTCGTCCGTGAGGGTGCAGAAATCGGCGTCCCGCTCACGCAGGGCGTTGATCTTGCGGACGGCATTCAGGACAGTGGTGTGGTCGCGACGACCGAGCTTCTTGCCGATCGTGGGCAGAGACATCGTCGTGAAGTTCCGCATCAGCCAGCAGGCGATCATGCGGGGCTTGACGATCTCGGCTGTGCGACGTTCGCTGATGAGGTCGCGCTTGGTGATGCCGAAGTGTTCGACGACGATTCGCAAGACAATGGTCGAGTCCGCTGGCTTGAGAGCCTGCTTGCTGGTCAGGTCAATCCAGTCGCGACGCTTCTGCCTTAACGCAAGGAAGTTGGGGACATCTGCGATGGGGTCGTTTGAAGCTTCCAGCGTAACCTGTTGAACTGGCGCCGAAACGTCGCGGCCCACAGCCTGAAGCGAAACGATATTCGGGTTGTGGAAAAATAGACGACGCCGCGCGGCGTAATCTGCCCGCATCTTGTCGGCGTCAGTGTACTCGATTGCTGCGAGGGTCATGCTTGCCCCCTCAGCCGCGCCAGCCCTTCACGGACGATGGCAAGGCCCTGCTCCACCGAAGCCAGAGCAGACGGATCCGCGTGATGGCCCAGTGCCACAAGGGCTTGATGCTCATTTTCGAGAGCCTTCTTTTCGTTCTCGATATCTGCGATGGCTGCGTTGACGATGCGTCGAGCCATGTCGAAGCAGATCGTCTTGACGCGGTTGCGGACGAGATTGGCGATCGTGCCAGGGCCGACCTTGATGCGGTTGGCCACCCGTCGAATAGCCGTCTCTGCGTCTCCGCCAGCGCGCAACTGTTCGCGCTTGACGAGGCTTCGCGAGAACGCCGCTATGGACGCTACACTGCCCATATCACTGTACTCCGTAGGCATGGAAAGCCGGGAATCCCGGCGGACGGTGCTCTTCATGACGTGCTCCTGTCTGGTGGACAGGAGGACACCCATGGAGCGGCTTGGAGACATCGTGGCGCGGGTTTTGGCGAACGTGCGCGCTACGATGGAGGAACAAAGAGCCGGGGAGCACGAAGCCCCCCGGCAGGCGGCGCGGGCTGGGGGAGGAGACAAAGCCCCCGCGCTGGCTATGGGTGATGCTCATCCGCGAAGCTCCAGCAGGCGGATGGCGAAGACGGCCACCGGGCTGGATGCGAAAATCAGCATGAGGCGATAGGCGGTCATCCGAGCCTCGTCAGAGCGAAGAGGATGAAGGCCAGCATGGGGATGCCAGTGGCGGGGATGAGGAAGAGAGCGCCCATGTCAGGCTGCCTCGTGCGTACGCGTGGCGCGGGACGCGCCTGCGAGGCCGGCCTTGACCTCACGGAGGTACAGCTCGAACAGTTCTTCGAACTCCTCGACCTCCGCCTCGTTCTTGCCGAGATGCTTCACCACGGCGCGGAGGATTTTGACCTCGTAGCCATGGGCGCGGGCCTCGGCATAGACCTCCTTGATGTCGTCCTCGATCGTCCGCTTCTCCTCTTGGAGACGCTGGACGCGCTGGACGATGCTCGCGAGCTGGGTGCCGTTGTCGCTCATCCTGCCAGCCTCTCGGGTTGGGGCTTGGCGATGGGCGCCGGCCAAAGATCGGGGCGCCAAAGATGACGCGGGACCTCGGTTGCCTTCTCCAAGCGAATGGCCATCAACGGGGAGACCCGGCCTGCCTTCAACGCCTTGTGAATGGCGACCTGAGAGCACCCGGCCCGCTCGGCCAGTGTGGTTTGTGAACCGGCGTGCTCAATGGCCGCCTTCAGGAGAGCTAGGGTGTCCATACCCAAGAAATATAACATTCGGTATGGCAACGCAAGCCTAAAAGGTATCGCGACAGCCGATATAGCTTCGGTTATCGACGACGACATGGCTTTAGGTGAGCGAATCAGGGACGAACGCGAAAAGCGGGGCTGGTCGCAAGCCGACCTTGCCCGCCGCGTTGGCGTATCTCAGGTGACAATCAACAAGATTGAGAACGGTCAGACCGTCAAATCAAAGTGGTTGCCTGAGATCATGGTTCTCCTGAATATACCCATCGCGGGGAGCTTACCGGAGGAGCCACCAGAAGCGCCTTTGGAAGACATTGCGATCTCGCGGCACAAGATGCCGCTAGACATCCCCGTGAAGGGGGTAGCTGTGGGAGGCGATGACGCGGACTTTTCTTTCAATGGGACGATTTCGGAGTATGTCAGGCGTCCGCCGGGCCTAACTAGGTCCAATGGCGTCTATGCGGTTCACGTTGTCAGCGACAGCATGGCGCCGCGTTTCGACCCGAACGATCTGCTCTATGTCAGCTCGCTCAAGATGCCCGTGCCCGGCGATTATGTGATCGTCGAGCTTCACGCCAATCCTGACGGCACGCCGGGGAAAGGGTACGTCAAGCGCCTGGTGCGGCGCAGCGGGTCGAAAATCACTCTGCGCCAGTTTAATCCGGCGGACGAGTTCGACCTGGATGCGTCTACCGTCTTGAACATCCACCGGGTCTTCACGAACAACGAGCTATTTGGTTTATAAGGAAAATTAGGCCGCCTCACGGGGTGGCCATTTTTTTGTCAGAAGCGATACCTTTTGGTATTGCATTATAAAATACCGCAGGTTATAACTCTCCTCACGAACAGAGGAGACGGCGGCAATGGCCACCCCCCAACAGCAAGAACTCCAAAACGCTTTTGACGAAGCAGGTTCGGCTCTTGGAAAGGGCTGGGCGGCTTATGAGGCAGGGCTCCTGTCGAGAGTTGATCTTGGCAAGCTTCTCCGTCGCGAAAAGCGGGCTGCTCTGAAGCTGCAGACCTACCGCTACGCGAACGTGGGGGCCTAAGCCATGACCCCCTTCACCATCCGAGATTGCGAGTTCAGCTTCGGCGGCTCTGTCTCCATCGGCGCTGCGGAAATCGCGGTCGATATCGAGAGCGACGGCGACAGCTTCGATGTCACCCACGTCTGGGCTGACGGCATGCGGGCTGATCCGTGGCTGGTCGCGGCGATCACCTACTGGGTCGCTGGCGATATCACCCTCGGCAAGCAGTCCCGCGTTCGGAAAGCCTACGAAGCCTCTCTCCCCGACGATGGCCAGAGCTACGCCTACACGGCGCCTCGGGAGCATCGGTCGATCTGGGCCGGGAGGGCTGCGTGATGAACCCCGCCGCCATGACGGAACGGCTGATCGACGCCGCGATCTACAACGAGGAAGCCAGAGGTGGATACGTCGCTGGTGCGCGGAAGGAGTTGAACGAGGCTCGCGGCGCGATAGAGGCAGCTCTCGGCAAGCCGACCTTTGGCGAGGGTAGTCGGGAGCTTGTCCTTGCTGCTTTGAAACAAGCAGCATCGGGCGGCGCAGCCGGACTTGCGGACCACGAGATTGCGGAAATAGCCGATGGGCTGATTGCCGCTATCGAGGGCGCCAAGTCATGACGCCTCTCATCCGCCGCGCCCTCATCCTCTGGCGAGCATGGCGCGCTCGTCGAATGTTTGCCCCTCAGATGGCCGCGATCAAATCCGCCATCGAACGAGCCCGCAAGCATCACAGGCCCCGCAAGGACCTCCAGCGCCGTCTTCGAGAAGCAACCCATGCGCGCCTTCGCGCTGAGCTGGGAGTGAAGTGACCATGACCGAAGCTGCCCTCACTATCCATGCCGAGCAGCCTTCCCGCGCCGTCGCTATGACGCCGGTCGATATGTTGAGCCTTGCCGTCGAACGCGGCGCCAGCATTGAGACGCTGGAAAAGCTCATGGGGCTCCGCGAGCGATACGAAGCCAGTCAGGCCCGCAAGGCTTTCGACGAGGCTGTGGCGGAGGCTAAGGCAGGCATTCAGCCGGTGCTCAAGAACCGCGAAGGCCACAACGGCAAGCGCTATGCTGATTTCGCCGCCATCGCGAAAGCCATCGATCCGATCATCAGCCAGTTCGGCCTTTCGTATCGGTTCCGCACCACGCAGACGGACCGGATCAACGTCACTTGCGTCCTGTCTCACAAGGACGGCCACAGCGAGGAAACGACGCTCTCAGGGCCGGCAGATGCCACCGGCAACAAGAACGCGATCCAGGCCATCGGCAGCACGCTGACCTACCTCCAGCGCTACACGCTGGTTCAGGCCCTAGGCTTGGCGGCTTCGGATGACGATGACGGACGTAAGGCTGGCGAGGCGGTCGAGACGATCACCGAGGAGCAGGCGATGCTTCTGCGCGAACTGATCGAGGCGACCAACTCCGACACGCGCGGGGTCCTGACCTACGTCCGCGCCAGCGACATCGAGTCGATCGCCGCCGACAAGTTCGACGGCCTCGTGGCGATGCTCAAGCGCAAGGAGCAGCGCCGTGGATGATCTCGTTCAGGGTAGCGCCGAATGGCTGGCGATCCGCGTCGGTAAGGTCACGGCCTCCCGCGTCGCTGATGTCGTCGCCAAGACCAAGACCGGGTACGGCGCCAGCCGCGCCAACTACATGGCCGAGCTGATTGCCGAGCGCCTGACTGGGGCGCCGGCCGAACGCTACACCAATGCAGCCATGGCATGGGGAACCGAGAAGGAGCCGGAAGCGCGATCGCTGTACGAGTTCCTGACCGATGCCGCGGTCACTCAGGTCGGGTTCGTTCCCCACCCGACCATTTCCATGAGCGGCGCCAGCCCTGACGGGCTGGTGAGCGATGACGGGCTCATCGAGATCAAATGCCCGAATACCGCGACCCACATCGACACGTTGTTGGGCCAGAGCATCCCGGCAAAATACGAGACGCAGATGCAATGGCAGATGGCCTGCACGGGCCGTCAGTGGTGTGACTTCGTCAGCTACGACCCTCGGATGCCGGACAGCATGCGCCTGTTCGTCTGCCGCGAGGCGCGCAATGACGACATGATCAAGGAGCTGACCGAGGAAGTCGGCAAGTTTCTGGCTGAACTGGACACCAAGGTCGCGAGCCTAACCGCGCTCTATGAGCGCAAGGAGGCCGCATGACTGCTTACCAAGTGGCCAGCGCATGCATGCGTGCAGCACTTATGGCCCGCACCCGTCCCGAACTTGAGGCTTGGGTAGCGTCCAACCGGCCTACCATTGAGCGCGCCATCCCTGGCCACGCCGATGACGTAATCCGGTTTGCGCGCGAGCACTGGCGGAGGCTGGCATGAGCCGAGCTTTGGTCATCCTCGATAGCCCGATGGCTCGCAGCCGGGCTGCGTCTCTCATCATGAGGGCGCCTGCCGGCACCCGCTGCGAGTTCAAGGCCAGCAAGCGCAGCCTGCCTCAGAACGATCGCATGTGGGCCATGCTCACGGACATCAGCCGTCAGGTCGCATGGCATGGCCGGCAGATGAAGCCGGATTGCTGGAAGCTCGTCTTCCTCGACGCCCTCAAGCGAGAGGTGCAGGCCGTCCCGAACCTGGACGGAACCGGCTTCGTCAACATCGGCCGCTCGTCGTCTGATCTGACGAAGCAGGAGATGACGGACCTCATCGAGCTGATCTTCGCCTTCGGCGCTCAGCATGGCGTCGTCTTTGCTGACGAAGCGAGGGCGGCGTGATGCCCTTAGATCGCGCAGGAAATGACGGATGGGACCGTCACACCGAGCACCATTGGTCGCGAACGTTGTTTGGCCTCCGCCTCGACTATTGGCCGAGCCGGAAGAAGTTCATGTACCGGGGCAAGGTTCAGACTGGTGATGTCTGGTCTTTCATCAAGGCCGAGATTGCCCGCCGTGGTGCCGGTGACAGCTCGCCTCGCATGCCGAGGGGGTTCGCATGACCCGCCGCTCCATTGGCAACGCCATGCGCGTCCGCATCTTCCTCGCAGCCGGCGGCGTCTGCCACATCTGCCAGAACAAGATCGACGCGACGAAGCAGCGTTGGGAAGTCGAGCACGTCAAGCCTCTCTGGCTGGGCGGGGCTGACGACGAGACGAACATGCGACCGGCCCATGTCGATTGCCATGCCGGCAAGTCCGCAGAGGAAGCCGCGCCGCGCGCCAAGACGACCCGCCTAGCTGCTCGCCGGCTCGGCATCAAGAAACCCCGCACGATCACCAAGTGGCGCCGCTTCGACGGCTCGGTCGTGCATGCATCGAGGGATCGGTGATGACCACGAACAAGATCAACGACGGCGGCCCGGCGTTTCCTTTCAACGTGCCCTCGTATTCGCCGCAATCCACGGCCTCTTACTCAGCTTCGTTCCCGAGCGTGGCTTATCAGCTTCAGCCCGGCATGTCCCTTCGCGACTGGTTCGCGGGGCAGGCGCTCATGGGGCTTGCGGCCAGCCAGAACGAGGGCCGCACAGCCAACATTCTAGACGGCTTCATCGGCGGAAAGCTTCTCTCCGAGTCCGCGTACATGGTCGCCGACGCGATGCTCAAAGCTCGCGAGGCTCAGTCATGAACACCGTCTTCATCCCGCCCGCCTGGGAGCGCGACCCGCTTGGAGTGTCTGCGCTGAAGGCTTTGGGCTTTTGCTCTTCATTCGCCGTTCTCTGGGCGGCTCTGTCTCTGATGGGGAATTGAGATGGCATTCTACGTTGGGCAGAGGGTCGTTTGCGTCCGGGATGATAACGATGTCTTCGGGCGCGAAATGATCATCAAGAAGGGCAGCATCTACACGGTCGCGTCTCTCGTCACATCCAACTGGGGCCGTGATGGCGTAACCCTCGTAGAAGTTTCGCCGCCGCCTGGGGTTGTCGGATGGTTGAATGAACTGTTCCGCCCCATCACCGAGCGCAAGACCGACATCTCGATCTTCAAGGCGATGCTGAACCCCTCCAAGCAGGAGGTCTCGGCATGAGTTGGTTCTCCTGGCACGAGCCCCTGATCACCCCGGCACAGGGGATCTACACCTTCCTCGGCTTCCTGGCGCTCTATGTGCTGATCAGGATTGGCATGTGGTTCTTCGCTGAGCCTTCGGCCCTTCCCGAGATGCATGAGCATGTTGATGGGAGCGGGCGGTGAGCGGTTTCGCGTACGGCGATCATGAGCCGACCTCACCTTGCCCCTATTGCCGGACGATTTGCCGAGCCGATTTCGTGGATGTCGGTGTCGGCTTCACGCAATGCGGGCCGTACCACTGCGATAACTGCTTCGCGTCTGAAATCGGACCTTATGACGAGCCGCGCGAGCTGACGGCGGAAGAGCGCAAGGCCGGTTGGTACAAGCCAGGCGCTGAGCCGGGTTCATCTGCCAACGTCATCGGCGGTCGAGTCGTCAGCCACGTCCAAGCTCGCGACACCTATCAGCGTAAGTTCAAGGATAACCCGCTCTGGCACGACAAGGCTTATGTCGAAGATTGGTGGGCTGAACAGCGGAGAAGTTGCCCATGACCCTCTCCGCATTGATCGCCCGCGTGGAGGAGGGGCTCAGGATCTATCTCGACCTCGACGGCGTGATGGCTGATTTCGACGCTCACTTTCCGGCAGTCTTTGGGCTGGATCACCGCAGCATGGCAGACGACGCGATGTGGCAGACCATCAACGCCCATCCGAGCTATTTCCGGGACATGCCGCCATGCCCCGGAGCGATAGAGTTCTTTCGAGTGGTCGAGGAACTGAAGCCGATCATCCTCACTGCGTGCCCGCGCACCAATTACGCCAACGCCGCGCGCCAGAAGCGTGAATGGGTACGCGAGCACCTCTCGACCAGCATCACGGTTCTGCCCGTCATGGGCGGGCACAACAAGCCGCTCTTCATGCACGCGCCCGGTGACATCTTGATCGACGATTTCGAGAAGAACACCAAGGCGTGGTCTGCGGCCGGCGGTGAAGCGATCCTGCATCGCTCATTCGACGAGACGTGGGCGCATCTCGGAAAGGTTCTGGCCATCCGCGCCATCCAGTCCAAGGAAGGCCCCAGCCATGAAGCATGACGACAAGATCGTTGAGGCGGTCGCGGTCGCCATTTACCAAGGGCGTAACGGCAAAGGCTGTGTCCATTGGGGCCGCTTGCCGCACTCGCATCAAGCCCCGTACCTGTCCGACGCCCGCGCCGCGATCACCGCGTATCAGGCAGAGGCGTGGCAGGGGCACAAGCTCGTACCGATCGAGCCGACCGAAGCGATGATGGACGCGGCCATTGCCGCTGTTGAGAAGCCCTGCTTCCCGCAGGACATTTACGCGGCGATGGTCGAAGCAGCCCCCAATCCCCCGGCTTCACCATGAGTAGGGCTGTCGAAACCACCGATACGGCTCCTGGCATCTATGCGGTGCGCATGATCGGAGACCACCAGCTCGTCGGGTTCTTCACGCCCCCTTCAATGGCATGGTTGCACTATTGGGTTGACTCTGTCTGCGAGCCTTCCGAGTGCGAATATGCGGTCATCAAGCACTTGTGCTTGCTGTGGCCCAGGAACGCCCCGCCCATCCCGTGGCCCGACGATTATTTCGACAAGGAAGACAGCGAGACCGAGTTTGATAGCCACCTGATCGAAGATCCGATGATGTCGGACATTGAGGAAGCCAAGTGGCTCCCCCTCATGTCGCAGAGCTACGTCTATTTCGCGAAAGCTGGCGACCGCGTGAAGATCGGCTCCGCGAAGGATGTCGGCAAGCGCATGAAGCAGCTTCAAACCGGCTGCCCGGACAAGATCCAGGTCGTGAAGCTGATTAGCGGCGGTCGCGACGTGGAAGCATCGCTTCACCGTCAATTCGCTCGCCATCGCGCTGTTGGCGAATGGTTCAAGATCGAAGGGGCATTGGCGACATATCTGGAGGACCGACTATGAGAGCGGGCATCCAGCCCATCGCCTACACGATGGAGGAGGCTGCGCAGCGCCTCCGCATCGGCCGCCGCAATCTCCAGGAGTTGGTCAAGGACCACCCCTATTATTACTCGAACGGCGCCCGCAAGCTGTTTACCGAGGACGATATCAATTCCCTCGTCCAAGTCATGCGCCAAGAGGCTGAATCGTGCCGCTTAAGCTATACCCGCCCCGCCCCGGCAAAAGTCCGAGTTGGCAGATCCGTGGTTCACACCTCGGAGTCAGTATTGATCGAAGCGCAAAGACTCCTAAGGAAGACCTCGCGCGGAAGATCCTGAAGGCCATCGAGAAGGACATTGAGACAGGCGCTACGACGACCGAGAAAGGCCCGACCTTTCTCGAAGGCGCCCTCGCCTATGTGAAGGACGGCGGCGATCCGCGCTTTGTCGGCAGCTATGACGAGAGCACCGGGAAGTGGTCCTTGTTGATCGGCCACTTCATGAACAAGCGCATGTCCAGCATCAAGCAAGCCGAGATCGACGAGGCTGCTGACAAGCTCTACCCGGAAGCCAGCGCTGCAACCAAGAGCCGGCAGGTTCACGCCGTCATGTCGGTGATCCTGAAGCGCGCCGGCCACGAGTTCATCATCCGCAGACCAAAGGGCTCCAGCGGCAAGAAGATGACCGTCTGGCTGACGAAGGAGCAGGGCTTCGCTTTGATCCGCGCGGCCTACACCAAAGACGCAGAGTTCGGCATCCTGATCACCACCCTGCTCTATACCGGCATGCGGTTGAGCGAGGCGCTGAAGCTCAAGATCGACCTGCTGGAGATGGACGAAGCTCTGGCGACGATCCCGAAGACGAAGAACACAGAACCGCGCGGCGTCCATCTGCCCTCGATCATCGTCGAGGCGCTGTCTGCCCACCCTCGCGGTCTGGATCGCCCCGGACAACGCATCTTCCGGTTCACCAAGAGCGGCCGGCTTTACACCTGGCTGGACGAGGCGCTGACGGCGGCAAAGATCACCCTGCCCCCTCGGTCAGCCTTCCATGTGCTGCGCCATACCTGGGCGACGTGGATGCGCCGTTACGGGAAGCTGGACACGCGCGGGCTCGTCGGAACCGGCGCTTGGAAGGATGCGAAATCGGCGGCTCGCTATGAGCATGTCGTGGCCAGCGAGGAAGCAAAGCGCGCTGACCTATTGCCTGTCGACCCGAAAAGAGCTAGTGTGAAACTCGTGGACAAGAGGCGTAAGTCTCGGAAGGATAAAGGATGAGCACTCCATTGGTAATGGAGAGGTCGAGAGTTCAATCCTCTCTCGCAGCACCAGCACCTCTCAATGAAATCAACATCTTAGCGCCAATCTTCGGGTTGGCCCCTCGGCATATTTCGGCGAACGGACGCAGAACACAGCGCCCGGATTCGTGGAAAATCCGTGGCCCCCGTTCTCTCACCCAGGCCCCTCGCCATGGGTGAGCGGAGCAAGACCATAGAAGGCCCCGTTCAAGCCAAGATCGTCCCGTTCTCCAGCGTGGTCGGTCAGTCGATCATGCTGACGGACGAGACAGGCGCGGTTGTCGCTCAGCTCAGTATCTCGATACCGGACCCGAGATACCCATACCGTGAGACGGCGGAAGAGATCGCCTGCATCATCGCTACAGCGATCAGTGAGCCGCCGACAGCGTTGGTCAAGAAGCTTCGAGTCCGCCTCGCCAAGCTGATGGCAGAGGAGGCGAAGCGCATGGCTGCGGCCGCCTCCGAATCCAAGGCCTCCCCCCATGTCTGAGCGGGCAAGCACGAAGGGGCGGGATGATGTGTTGGCATCCGCGAGCTATCCCCAAGAGACTCCCCGCGTCGCTCCCTTGTTGAAGGACGGCGATGTCATCGAGCGCCTGAAGCAGTTCCGCATGCGCTGGCAGGAGAGCGGCGATCTTACCTATCTCGGAAAGGCGCTCGTCGATGCCGTCGTCGAGATCGAGAGCTACAGAGAGGCGCTGGCCGGGATCCGGCTCTACTGCAACGACACTCTTTCGGGGCGAGCGGATGGCGGGCCGGACGACCGCGCTTGGCAGCGGGAAGCCGTCGTTGAGGTCCGAAACCGCGCTCGCTCGGCTCTGGAGAACCGCGGTCAAGGGCGCGCGGATGCCACCCAAAATCCCCTCTCTGAAGGGAGGGAGAGGTCATGAGGGGGACAGACCTGACCGCTGTTATCGCCTGGCTCGAAGCTGGCTGCGATCCTGCCGAGGCCGCCAAGGAACTGCGCTCGTATCAGGAAGCCCTCTCGTCTCAGTCCCTCTCCTTGTCGGAGGCGAGGGAAGAGATCGAGAGGTTGAGGGGTGAGCGCGACGAACGGCTGGACCGTCCCAAGACTACTGCTCCGATCGACGTTCGCGACGATTTCGAGGATTGGGCTATCGGCCAGAACTACAACATGGAGATAAACGAAGACGAGGAACGCACTTCTGATAATAACGCGTTCTACGCCATCGACGCGACCAATAGCGCCTTTATCGGCTGGAAAGCTGCTTTGGAGCACGCGAACCCTGCCAGCGACTTTGCCGACTGGCGTTCGGTCTTGGCCGAAATCGAGAGGTTGAAAGGATTAGTAGCTGGCATCAGCGAGACGGACACGACGTACGTCATCTGGTCGAATGAACACCGAGCATGGTGGGGACCGGATCGGCGCGGGTACTGCTCACGGCTTACCGACGCTGGCCGGTATGACCGCGAAAGTGCCTTAGCCGTCTGCATCGGCGCACGCGGCGGCCGGCGCTTCAACGACAACCCTTCCGAAGTGATGGTGCTGTTCGAGGACGCTTGCCTGTTCTGGCCAGACGGCGGGCCCGATGACCGAGCATGGCAGCGCGAAGCCGTCATCAAGGCGCGCAACCTTGCGCGGCCGTTTGCGCGCCCCCTCAGTTTTGGAGAATAGCGCATGACGGCGATCGATGAAAAGGTGAGAGAGGCGTTGGCTTGGTACGGCGAACAGGCGCGACTTGCCCGCCTGATCCACCGCGAAGGCGACGCGGGCCGTCATGCTCTTGCGGCAGATGGCGGTAAGCGCGCTCGGGCGGCTCTGGAGAACGGCCCCGCAGGTCTCGCGGATGCCACATCAAATCCCTCCTTATCCGACCTCTCCTCACTGCGGAAAGGGGCGGAGGTCGCGGCGCTAGCCATTTGGAACAGCAAATTGTTGCAGCCGGCGCGAGGGCCATGGGACGGGACCAACTCTGCCACATGGCAATGCTGCATGAGCGCCGCACACGACGTTTTAGCTGCGTTCTTGGCAAATCGGAGAGCCGGGCTATGAGCGGCCTGTCGAAGATTCGGTTCGCTCAGTTGGCTGGTCGTATTGCCAAGAACGCAGCTGATTGGTCGGCCGATAGCCTAGATCTGATTGAGGATTACCCCGAGATGCGACCCGAGGACGTGTACCGATTTACGGACATGATCCGTGATCGCCTCAATTGGATCGATGAGCGCGCTGGTCGCGCCGCCCTCGTTTCTGGCAGCCGGGAGGATGGGGCCGATGCGTGACTATTCTGACGACCCGCCAGAGATCGACCCGGATTATGGCGTCTTTGGCGACCCTGGTTCAGCTCGCGTGCCGGCGAAACAATGGATCGCCGAGGACGAACGAAAGGCCCGGTATTGGCGCCTCAAACGGGAACGCGAGCAGCGCGCCAGTTCTGATTTCAACAGCCACATGATCGCGCTTTTCAATGCGGCGCGGAAGGAACGCCCATGACCGACCCCACGCGCGATGAGGCGGTGCTGTACGCGCGCTATGAGCCCGAATGGGGCCGCATGATGCTATGCAACCGCGATCAATTCGGCGCGGTCGAGTATCGGCCCGCCTCCGCCCCAGCCCCTGCGAGCGGCAGGGTGGATGCGGTGGCTCTTTCAGCCGCGCAAAGAGCTTATGACGCCAAGCTGAATGACGCGTGCGGACCTTACCCGACCGAGCACCCTGATGATGGCGACGGCCCTATGGGTTATGCCATACGAGCCTACCTATCCGCCTATAAGGCAACGCTCATTGACGGCATCGGCAAAGTCGAACTGACAGAAGACGGTCTGTCGTTGCGCCTCCCCTACGATGGCGACGTTGACGGAGACGGCCGTCATGTCGTTGTCGGTGGAGATATCATCGCGACCTTTGAAGATAGCGATGCCGGCGAGGCTGTGCGGGATTTACTGATCGCCTCCCTCTCCCCGGCCGCGACGCCCGTGTCTGAGGCTGGGGGCGAGCCTGACATGTGGTCACCGAAGCTCGAAGTGATCCGCCTGCTCAAGGCAGAGGATCAGCGACAGCTTCAGATCCTCGAATTGCTCGAAACGATCCGCGAGCAGGTCAGGCTTGGCGTGAAGCCGGAGCATCGGCCGGACGGCCTGATGAAGAACCTTCAGACTGCCGTGTACGGGCTGCGCGGTCGCATGCCGCTGCTGAACGACGCCGCAATCATGGCGCCGTTGCAGGCCAAGCCCGCCTCCTCGCCTGCGGGCTCACGAGTGGAGCAGGGCCTTCGGGCGCGGATCGACGAACTGCTGACGGAGCGAGAGTTCCTCACCTCGGTCATCTCAAAATCACATGAGCCGGGTTGCGCATTGTGGTCCGATGAACCGGCCGATTGCGATTGCCAGGCCTCCTCGCCTGCGGGCGGGGATGTGCGGGAAGCGTTGGCGGAAGCTATTGAGTTCGCTGATCAGGACTTTCACGCGCTCACCCCCGCAGGCGTCGCTATGATCGAGCGCTGGCGCACTGCCCTGTCTCAGTCCACCTCTGCCGGGAGGGTTGGGGAATGATAGTTGGCATCCGCGAGCTATCCTCACGAACTTTCCACATATTCGCAAGCTTAACCGATATTTAGGAGAGCAGTCTATGGGCCTCGACATCACCGCGTATGAAGGCGTCACGCAAGTCCCCGATGTGAAATACATCGGCGGGGAAGTTTACAACAAGGATTTGGAGATGGTCGACTACGACGACTATTCGTTCGTGGCCCACATCAATCCTGACTTTCCCGGCCGCGCGGACGACTTGGAGGACCATGGCGTATACAATGCCCGCGAGTGCTTCGGCTTTCGGGCGGGCTCCTACGGCGGCTACAACATGTGGCGCAATCGGCTGGCGAAACTGGCCGGCTACCCTGAAGGCACCTACGAGCAGTATGGGAAGGATTGGCCGAGCTACTGCGTAGCTTGTTGGAGCGGCGCGCAGGGTCCGTTCGCAGAGCTTATCCATTTCTCGGATTGCGAAGGGGTCATCGGCTCAGCCGTCAGCAAGAAACTGGCCGCCGACTTCGCCGCTTTCGAGGAAGCCGCCAAGACCAACGAGGATGAGCAGTTCTTCAAGCTCTACCAAGACTGGCAGAAGGCTTTCAGCATGGCCGCCAATGGCGGCGCCGTCTCGTTTCACTGACCGCGCCATGGCTGTTCCCGAACAAGGCTCTGGCCAGAACCTCGCGGATGCGCACTCTAAAAATCCACTGGGTCATCGAGCAGCGCCAGCGCTTGCAGCGACGAGTTCGCGACGAGGCCACCCATGACCGGTGAGAAGGAGGCGAACGACGCGCCGTGCTATCTGTCAGCGTCCGAGGCATCGGCTTGGGCATCAGGGTTCAATGCCGCGCACGATGCTCTAGCCCCGATCCTGGCGGAGAAGGAGCGAGAGATCGAACGGCTGAAACTCGACCGAGACGAGGCGCAAATCAACGAGGCCGAAGCCATCGATCTCATGAACGAGTACAAGGCGTTGCTAGAGGCCGCCGAAGCCGCAGCCATACGGGCGCAGGGGGAGTAGATGGACGCTTTCGAGAAGCTGCACCTCTTCGCTGTCGCCGCACGGCCTGCAATGCTCGATCTGATCTTTTTCCTGCAATGCCTACTGGCTGCAACCGGCGTTCTAGGAGCTGTGGTTCTATATATGCTCTGGCAGAACCGAGACATGCTATCTGGCAGACGCGCCAGAGAAGCCGCCATCTGTAACGCAGAAAAGAAGCCGGCCAGCCCCGAAGGACCGGCCAGCTGAGTTTCCCTAGTTTCCGAGTTCGACAATCAGGAGTGGGTCACCTCCGGCTATGTGAAAGCGCCAGGCTATGCGTAGCGGGGCGCGCCTCGCGGTATGCGAGCTATGGAACTGGCTTGAAAAGCTGGGCGACGATCGACCACTTGCCTGACAGCCAGTAGAGAGCGGGGGCGGTGACAATGCCGACGCCCATAAAGACCCGGAAGACGCTTCTCCCGACCTTGGCGAATGTCAGCGCATCCGCGACTTGCTTGACGGTGGGAGCCATCTCCTCGACCTGTGCCGCCAGCTTCGAAATCTGATCCTCCCGAGCTCGGGAGAGGCGGATTAGCTCGTCAAGCTTCTCCTCCATCTGATCGATACGGCTCACGGAAGACGACCGCATGCGATGCCCCCGCTAGCGCTGTTTCGAAAGGGCGCTTGCGGCGGGCGAGATTCCAGAGTTCTTATCTGCATAGCCATAGCCTCTTCACGGAAGGCGGTGGTCAGGCGCGGGGGAAACTGTTCCAGAGCTTCCTCTGCGCCGCCTGCTTCATTGATATTACTACGGTTTCCACCCGCAAGCGCCAATACCTTTGGCATTGTGGGCATCCACCTGGTTGCGGGTTTCCAGCGTGTCCTTCTTGGAACCGTAGATCGGCGCGAAGACGGTGCAGCCTTCGACTTTAATCCCTGTCGAACCCAGACACCCTCCCGCGATCACCGCGATCAAGCTTGCGGCGCTCAGCTTCAGCGCGGTCTTGTGCATCGGTCTGGCCTTTCTGGATCTCGGTGACGACGGTTGCGGCGCCGCGCTGTTCGGCGTCCGAGGTGATCTTCCAATAGGCCCCGATCGCTAGCAGCACGATGCCGAGACCGATCCAGACCTTGGCGGGGATGAGCGCGAGGAACGGCATCACAAGCCCTCCAGGCACATGGCGCGCTCGCGCTCGCGGCGCTTGGTCAGGCCCGGCATGACGAACCCGGCAGCGCGGTTCCACTTGAGCATGGCATCGCAGGCCGCTTTCGGATGCCCGGCGTTCTGAAGCCGCGCGACGCTGGACCCGCAATAAGCCCCGATGCCGATATTATATTCTAGCGAGAGGTGCGCGACGTAGCGTGTGGCCGGCATCTCCTTAGCGGAGGGAACGCAGCGTTCCAGAGCAGACCCGAACTCATCGGCGCGGGCGATCAGCATCGCCTTGCACTGGTCGAGCGTGAAGGCCATGCCCGGCCGGATGGGCTTGCCGTCATGGGTGCGCGTCTCGCCAAAACAGACGGTCCACGGATAGCCCTTCGTCGCTGGATCTGGATAGGCGTTCTGGCGCAGGCCTTCGAAGCCCCCAAGGACGACCGCCGTCAAAGCCGCGACCTGTGCGCTTTTCTTGACGCGGCTCATTCCCGCTCTCCGGGATTGATGCAGTTCTGAGCAATCAGGCGGGTGATAAAGGCGCCGGCTGTGGCGACGAAGGACGCAGCGGCGAACCAACCGCGCGGGACCTCGATGATCTCTCGAATGAGCGGGAGAGCGATTTCAGCGCCGGACAGGACGCCGGCCAGCACGATCAACTTGATCGACCAGGCATAGCGCAGCACGCGCCGCCAGTTGGGGACGGGTTCCATGCAATCTCCAATAAAAAACCCGCCTGAGGCGGGGTGGGTCAAAGCGTGGCTGCGTGGCAGTTAGACGCTCGACAAGTTATGTCGCGGATGAAGGAATGGCCGGCTGCGGAGACATGTTGAGCGTCGACATAGAGACTCGTGAAGGCCGCCGGGTTCGTGTTCAGCGTCGTGAAATAGACCTGCATGAACTCAAAATAGAGATCCACGAACGGCACGCCGCGCAGCCAAGCGACTTCCTTGATTGCGTCATTATAGGCTGGGATATTGTCGATGAAGATCGTGGAGCGAACGAGCGGCGGGGTGAACAGCGTCACCTTGGCGCCGGCATCGAGAGCGGCGTCGACCATCGCTAGAGTATTGTCGCGATAGGCCTGCACACCGCTGCTTGCCGAGCCGGCATTGATCGCATTCCCCAGATCATTGATGCCCGGCGAAATGCCGACACTCCCGCAGCCGTGGCAAAGGAGATCAGCCTGTATCCTCGCTAGCATCATGCCGGAGGTATTGCCGCCGATGCCCGCATTGATGATGGTATCGAACCCGCGCTGAGTTCCGATCTTCAGGGGGAAGGTGTCGGAAAGAGCAATGCCGTTCGCAGGGCGCGCAGCGGTGTTGCTGTCGCCAATAAAGCCGATCGTCGTCATGGAGAGCCTCAGGCGAAAGCGCGAACGATGTAGCGCCAGTTGGCATTCGTGATGCCGCCCAGAGCGCCCGTGGTTTTGTGGATGATGCCAAACGTGTTGGTCGCGGACCCGAACCGGACATAAACATTTGTCGCGTCCGAGTAGATGCCGACGCCGCGTGAATTGGTCCCGTCGAAATTCGATGAGCCCGAGTCGTGGAGCACATCGCCTGGCGAATAGCCGACATCGGCAGTTGCGCATTTCAGAAACGCGTCGATCGTCTTGGGAGCGACGCCAAGGCCATGGGGCAACGTCAGCAAGCCGGCCGCCGTGATTGTCTGATCGCCGCTGTCATAGCCTTTCGAGAAGATGGGTACGGACCATGTGCCATCGGCCTGAAGCACTTTCTTAGCCGCCGCATCGCCGGCCGCAGGAGCCGGAACAAGGCCTTTCGTCCCGCCCGATCCGCTATCGCCTACGAGGTTGGACAGCAGAGCCGTCTGAGCCGCCGCGCTCGCTGCGCCAGCCATAGACCGGCCGGCGGCAGTCAGCGTGTAGGTCGAGGCCGCAGAGGCCGACGTGTAATAGGTCGCGGTGTCGGCAGCCCATGTCTGACCGGCAAGCGTCAGGAGCTTCGAGCTGAAAGCCTGAACGTCCGTGCCGGGGACAAGCACCAGCGCTGTGCGAGCTGCCGAAGCGTTCGCAGCCCCGAGGAGAGATAGGCCGAAGGTGGTTGCCTGGCTATCGTCCAGCTTGGCATCGAGCGCAGACTGAAGACCGCTGACGCCCGAAATCGCAATCGGCAGTGTGGGCGGGAAGGTCGAGGGCTTGTTGACGATGTTGTTCCAGTCGGCCGCAACAGCGGCGGCCGGGACCAGTTCCGTCGCGCCTGTCCCCGGATCATAGGCGAGGTACTGCGCTGTCGCGCCAGGCGCCGGGTTCTGCGAATAGGTCGTGATGTCCCAACCGAAAGTGTAGGTGAGACCGGCCTTGGTGATGACCACCGGGCCGCTGCCGGTGACCACGGCGGGGAATGTCGGGATCAGGTTGAGATTGAAGGCGGGAATGGTCATGAGCGCACGATCCCATCGACGACAGGGACAGTTCCGATAAGGAGCTGCGTGGTGTTGGTGCCGTCCGTGACGATCGCCCCGACCTCGTAGGTGCCGGAAACGAGGCAGTTCATCTCGGAGGCGCGGAACGTGAAGGAAATGACGCCGGAACCCGGAAAGATCACATGACCGTCTGTGGTCGAGCCAGAGAGTTCCGGCCAACTCCGGTCACGTCGGGATACCTGGATCGTGACGGTGTAAGGCGAGAGATCGACCAGCGTTCCGTCGTTCGGGTCTGTGACCGTAAAGCGGCACGTCCAGTCAGCGCGGTTAGACGCCTGAGGGAAGCGGATGTTTTGCATCGCCCGGCCCTCAGAGCTTCTGATACCAAGTTCCGAGGCGTGTCGGCTGGACGACCGTCATCGGAACAGGTGCCGCGTTGTTGTTGATCGTCACCGAAATCCCAGTCGTTGCGGTGGACGTATTGGTGATGACAAAGGCCGGGGACTGGTTGGCACCAGCAGCCAAGCTCGCGGCGCCAGAGCTTGCCGTGGTCGTGTGGAAGTGGCCCGGATCTGTCACGCTGTTCGTATGCGTGTGCTGCCCGACTTCCTTCGCGGCTTGCGTCCTGCGCGCTGCGCCACCCATCGAGCCGACGACCTGAGCATCCGGGAAGTCCGAGAACCGCGCTGCCGTGCCGCTAGCCGTCGCGTTGGCGTTGGCGCTCAGCGTCAGGGTGGTCCCCGAAATGTCGGTGATCGTCGTTCCGGCCGGGATGTTGGCCGAAACAACGTACATACCGATGCCGAGGCCGGTTGCGCTGGCCACGGTGGCGCTGGTGCTCAGGTTCGTGGTGCTAATCGTCGTGATCGTCTGAATGCGACTGGCCGCCGCTCCGCCCATGTCATCCAGACCAGCGGCAAGGATGCCCTGCATGGTCGGGACGCCGATCGTCTTATTGGCTGCGAAGTCAGCCGAAGCCGTCGCGCCACGACCGCCTGAGACCGGCGCCACCGAATCCGGGCAATTGTTCCAGAGGTAGGTGAACAGCGCCTCGGTATCGGCATTGGCGCGCTCCGTGGCGCCAGAACCGGTCGAACCGATGGTCTTGTCGTTCATCCGCACCCAGCCGGAACGGACGCCGCCCTGAAGGCGCCACATCGTATCGCCGGGCTGGAGGATCTGGTCGGCCGTGACGATGATGCCACCGCCGCCGCCCGAAGACGCCGGGGCCGGGTTCTGCACCGTCAGGACGTTTGGGCTGATGGCTGAGCCCGTTGCCGTCGTGACGCGGTATCCGAAAGGGCCATAGGGGATGAAAACTGGCGGGAAGACGCCGTTTGCGTCAGCCACGACGGGGCTTGAATGCGGAACGGCCCCGTCATCGGTCGTGTAGACCGGCAGAGGCGTGCTCGTCCCTCCAACATAAAAGTATGCCAGAGCCGCGCCAGCGCGATCGCCTGTGCTGGGGTTGAAGACGGGGATGGGAACAGGGTTCCAGAGAAGCAAGGGCGTGCTCCCAAAAGAAAAGCCCCGCCGTGTGAGGGCGGGGCTTGGGTCAAAAGGCCGAGATTTCGGACGCGAAATGCTATCGACTCGTCAGAGCCGACCGTTCAGGATCGCGGGAATCGGGAGGCGTGGATGAAGGTTCTCAAAGCAGTGATCATAATCGAGGGAGAACCTGGCCTAGCTCAATGCGACCTCATCCGATACGCAAACAGGCTTTGGCTCGTCCCAGAATGGCTGAAGCACCATGAGCCAGGATTGATGCAGCCAGAGCGAATAATTCGCCTGGACCGATTGCGGTATCAGAAGGTGAGTGAGAAGGGTCAGCATATGGGCCAGTACCTCGTACAAGAGCCAATTCCCAAAGCTGTCCTTTATGACGATGACCCGCTTTCAGCAGGAGGCAAGTACGTCGTTCAGTTGACACCGGACGTATTCCTGAAAGCGTCGGATATAGAGGGGTGATCCCGGTGCGAGCCGCTTTATCCCCCGCCTCAAGCGCGGCAGTGCCGAGAGAGACGATATCTCCACCCCAATTCGCCGCACGACGGTGTGACATGGTACACTCCTGAGATGAGACGGGGGCGCCTGTTAGGGCGCCCCTCGGGGTGGTCAGATGCGGTGGACGGTTAGTGCGCCAGTGGGCTTTCAGGCCAAGTCGCGTCGCAAATTTTCTCAGCCAGACCGCGACAAACATCGATGAGCGCGGCGACCTGATCGAGTGCAGTGTTCCGGTTCGGACCCGACCCGAAATCCATTCCGCTGACTAGAGATTCCGTCACATCCAGAATGTGCTTCATCGTGGCCGCATCGTTCACTGCGGAGTTCAAAGCCCTGTAGAAGGCGTCGCCATCCAAAGCGGGCTTGGGTGAGAAATCCGCGTTCTTGGCACCAAATGTCAGAGAATCGGCACGAGATTCATTGTATGAGAGAGCATCCATGCTCGATCTCCTGAGGATTGAGTGGGGATAGAGCCGGCGCGGTGGTCACGACACTGCGTCGGCTCACTGATCAGTGGAGCGGTTCGTTCAGAAGCTCAGCGAGCTTGACGAGGCCCTTCGCGGTGACGAGGCAGCGCGTAGAAACGCGCTCGCGCCCCTGATCGTCGATGTAGAGATGATCCGCGTGTTCGAGGTAGCCGGCTTGGATCTTGTCCTGATACCCGACCCAATTCTTGTTGCCGGCGCGCTTGTAAATCCACCGGCGCGCCGCCATCAGGTTCGTCAGGTCGATGGGCCGAACACCCAGCGTCTTCGCCGCGTCCCGAATGCACATCGAGCCTTCGGCGGCGTCGATGCGTTCCAACTTCTTCACCTGCTCTGTCTGAACGGCGATGATCTGGTCCTTCTCCGCAACCTGCTTCTGAAGGTGGTCGAAAACCGCCAGCATGACCTTGGGGTCAGACGGATCGAAGACTACCGGCGCTTTCGCGAGGCCCATCTCCAACTCAGCCCAACGGTCAACGAGGCGGGCCGTGAACTCAGGGGAGAGCTGGGCGACTACGATATAACTGTCGCGCTTGACGAGCCGGTACTCGCCAGCTGGCCGTCCGAGCCCGTCGAGGTATTCCACCATCGGTGGAAGATCGATTACTCCCTTGTCAGCCAGCCGCTCGATCGTCCGCTTGACGCTGTCATGGCGCGCGCCGAGCAGTTCAGCGATCTCCCTGCTCGACATGGTGAGCGGGCCGCCATTGCCGCCGCCAACGCTCAATGCGATATTCGTTGATGTCATCTCGGTTCCTTCAAAACCGGGTTGATGGGGAGCCGCGTTACGAGCGCGGCTGTCATTCGGGCGACGGCGGGGCGAGTTTCCTAGGCTCAGTGCCCCGTCGTCGCTCTCTCCTGGCTCTGCCTGAGAGCCTGGATGATCAGCGTGTTCTGCGAAGCGGCTTCTCGCTTCGCCTTCTTCTCCAGCCAAAGCTTCAGGTCCGCAGGAATGCGCAGCGTCAGCTTCGGCATCTCTTCACTCGGGTACATTGCGTCTCCATGGTTGCGACTCGCGTTATGATCATGGGGCCAAGTCGCCATGGCGTCAAGTCGCACCCATTGAATTATCAACGCGAGTTGGCATCACTCCGCCATGACTGACGAAACCAAATATCCCAGCGACGCCGCAGACCGCTTTCAGGTACGCCTCCCGCCAGGACTGCGAGAACGCATCGCTGAAACGGCGAAGGCCAACAGCCGCTCCATGAACAGCGAGATCGTCTCCACACTGATGGAGGCATACCCCGAGACGTTGCCTGAAGCGCGTCGTCTTTATCGGCGCATCTACGACTTAGTGGGACACAAGCCCGGCGAAGAGTTTGGTGAGCTCCACAAAGCGATCGACGATTACCTCACCTACATGGCTCGGGCGACGGGCGAAGAGATCGCCAAGATGTTTGAACAGCCGTTCGATGAAGAAGAACCCAGCCCCTCCGCCACCGGTGTGATCAACAAACTTTACGGTGATCCTCTTCGCAAAAGGCCAAGGCCGGAATGAAGCTCCTCGGCAAGAAACCCACGATCGATCACGACCCGAACGAGTTCGGGCAGAAGCCCGTTCGATTTTGGCTCATGCGGCGGATGGTGATGTTCGTTCTTTGCCTTGCGATGATCGGGGTAGGAGGATGGCTAATTCGACCATCGCTATGGGGTTACGATCAATGGCCAAGCGGCTGGGCTATGCTGGTGGCTGGCGGCCTGATCGGCACCGGGATCGGGATCCTTTGGACTGACTACATTGAACTGAGCGATACCTAAGCGCCGCCTTCACGAAGGAACCGCATCAGCGCGGCAGGGTCTGCCCCCAATTGCTGCATGGTTTGCGGCTGCCGGTCCTGCAAGATTGCAGGGACGCCCAACCCCATTATCCCGGTATGGTAGCCCATGTCCCGCGCTCCGGGCTGCGCTGCGCCTAGCATCTCCTGATAAAGGGGGCTGCGCTGGCGGGTGACTGTGTCGACTGCCGCCAGTTCGCGGCGTGCCAGCGCGTTCTGGACCGACCTTGCAAGAGCGCCCACGATCGGTCCAGCGGCGGCACCGGCGGCTGCACCGCCAGGGCCAGCCGCTGCCGCCCCTGCTGCGGCGCCAAGACCGCCTGCAACGGCGGCACCAAGGCCCCCGCCGCCACCGGTCATATTGCCAACACGGCGCAACGTGTTGCGGACGAAATCGCCGCCTACAAGCTTTTCGAGGAGTTGGATTTCCTCAGGGGTAAAGCCTCGGCTTCGCTTGGGGTCCGCGACGATATCGACGACACGCTGACGGAGGGTGTTGTCGAAATTTGTACCAGACCCTGATGCGGCAGCTCGAAGGTCGGCTTTCTCTTCGATGCCGGTGAGAGATTCGGAACGCTTGGCAGCAGCGGAGTTCGCGCGGGCGGTGGTAAGGGTTTGGCCCGCTTCGGCAGCGGGTCCAGCCACAACAGTGCGCGGATCTCCCTTGCCAATGAAATCATCAATCCCCTGAATAAGCCGACTTGCTGCAAGCTGCTCGGTGGGGTTCGAGAAGTCCTTTGCCGCGTGGCCGGCAGCTCGTCGCGCGGCTTCGAGGCCGGCAACGGTGACAACGCTCCCTTCGGGCGGGTTTGCAAATTTCCCGATGATGGCGTGGGTTTTTGGGGCAAGTTCGGCAAGGATGCCCTTTTGCTCAAGACCAGCTTTGACGCCGTTGATCATATCCGTAACGGCCGGCGTCGCATAGTCCACGCCCATCTCTCGCACGGCGTTGTAGCCAGCGTCAGCTGCTTCCTTGAGAGCGCCCGCTGTCGGAGCCGGGGCCTTGGGCGGGATGGTGCCAAGTTTCCCAGCTCGAATGGCGGGAGGAACGGGGGACGCGAAGCCAGAAAGTTCAAGAGCCCGACCGAACCCTTCGTCGGTGTTCAGGTCGATCTTGCCAGACATAACATCGCCCGGCGTCGTGAACGCGCGCTTTAGGCCGCCGATGATGCCAGCGTCGGTGTCGAATTGCGGGCGACCATCAGGCCCCTCACTGATGGGCAGAATTCCACCCTTCCAACGCTCGGACTCTGGCTTCGCTGGGGCGTATTTTGACCATGGCCCGTCAGCCGGCGGCGCGGGTGTTTCCGAAGAGGGCGCGGCAGGAGCGGCGTATTTTTCCCAAGGACCAGCCATCAGTTCACCTTGACCCAGCTCTCAGGCTTTGACGGGTCACCCCCGCGATACCGATAGCCGTCCTGAGACTCGCCCCGTCGAGGAGCCGGGGGCCGGGGCGGCGCGGGTGGTGTGGCGCCCTCTGGTGCTTGGAAGCCTTGCGGAGCCTGAGGCGGCGTCGGAGCCTTTGGGGTCGCCTGCGGGAACAGCGGGTTTTTCTCGGCGAAATCCGCCAACTGATCGTCGAAGCCGGCATCGAGCCGGCCACCATTGGCCCTCGCGTAATCACGAGCCATTTTGGCAATTTCGATCTTGCGCTGCGCGACCTTGATGCCGGCGTCAAGAATCTGCCGGTTGCCTTCCGGCGTGTTATTCGGGTTCGCCGTGGTTGCGTCGATATAGTCGCGGTCACCGTTCGAGAAGCCCGTCCCAAACGAGCCGCCGGCCTTGTCAAGAACGGCCTGTTTCGACAGCTTCTCGAATAGTTCGTTAGGCGCCGCCGCTTCAGCATCTTTGACCCCAAGCGCCACGGCCAGTTTCTTGAAGGCAGTCGCCTTTCCGCCGTTCCAGCCCGAGTAGAAATTCGGGTCATCAATCAGGGCCTGCATGCGCTTCATCGTGGTGATCTGATCGCGTGCGTCGCGGCCACCTTTCTGCGAGTCCACGAAATATTCGCCGTATGCCTTGCCGATGGTGCTGTCTTGGGCCTTCTCCGCCGTCATGTTCACTTCGGTCGTCGGCTTGCCGGGATAGGACAGGCGACCGGAACGCTCGCGCTGGACAGGCCCCTTATAGTTGGGGTCTACGCCAGCCGCAGCGCGCTCCTCGGGCGTGACAAGGTCGGTGAACTGCTCGCCTTGCGCCTTACGACGCAGCTCTTCGGTCTGAAGACGCGTCTGCTCGCGCTTATCCGGCGCATTCTCATCCGTGTATTTCTGCCGAGCGTCGAGGATGTATTTGGCAATCGCGTGCTGCTCTTTCAGGTACGGGTTGCCGAGAATATCGATCAACTGCTTGTTGCTGACATTGGGTCGGGGATCGTTCGGCGGCAGATTGTTGCCGGGGATAGCGAACCCCTGTGCCTGCGTATTCGCTGGGCCTGATGCGACAGCGGCCCCCGGTGCCGCGCTATCTGCCTGAGCCTGTTCAAGACGGCGGACATCAGCCTCGTTCTCGGCGACCTGTACGGGAGGCTGGGGGGAGCCTTGAGCGCCGAACCGCTGCGCATATGCAGTGGTCAGACCTTCACGGCGCGCATTCTCGCCACCCGGTCGATCATACCCGGCAAAGCGCCAGGCATTGGCCATGATCTGGTTGGCCTCCTGCGGCGTCTTCGCTGCGTTGAGTCGCGGGATCAGTGTCGGGTCTTCTTTGGCGAGGAATGCGGCCTGCGTCTCAGGCGAGCCGTTGCCCTGCTCACCGCGCTCGGCAGCGAACCGCTGAAGGTTCTGGAGCCGGTCAGCACGCCACGACATGATGCCACCAGAGGTTCCGGCGGCTCCGCTCTCCGAGGGATCGGACCACGTCTTGTTGACGTTGCCAGGGTCGTAGCCGCTTTCGGACTTGCCGTATGCCGCTACCGCCGCGAGCCCATTAGGATTGGTCAGGCCAGCCTTTTGGATCGTGCCGACGAAGCGATTCTCCACCTCATTTGGGGAGCCCAGCGCCATCGGGGTGGCCGAGCCGCCAAGGCCGCCGCCAGACAAGGGGCTGTTCTTGTACGCATCGCGCTCGATCTGCTTCTGTTCAAGACCGAGCAGAGCGGCGGCGCCCTGCGTGTCTCCAAGCGCGAATGCCTTACCAGCGGCGTCTTTGAATTTTCCGTCCTTGATATCCTGACCGAGGCCCGAGAGCGCCTGCTGCTTGCGCAGATCGCCCGGCAAATCCCCCAGCGTCTTGCCGAGGTTCGCCCATGCCGAGTTCTCCGCGCTGTAGTCCGTCCGCATGTTCGGGACTTGGAACGGCCGGGGCTGAAAGATCGCCATTCGTCAGCCCTCAGCTCTTCGCGCCGCCAAGGCCCATGCCGCCGCTGAACAGGCTGGTGAAGCCCTTCAGCACGCCCATGCCGGCGTTCAACATGTTCGCCTGGTTCTGGCTCTTCGCCTGGTCACCCGCGATGAGCGCTTGAGAACCGAGCCCGACGATATTCTTCGTCGTGTCGTCATAGGCGTTCGCCCGCGAGGTATAGTAGTCGCTCGCATTGCCTGCCTGCGTGCCATAGACGCCCGCCTGACCGCCAATTCCCTGCTGATACAGGTTCACCAGCGGGAGAAGCGCCTGCCGCTCCTGGCCCAGCGTCTGGCTCGCCAGGCCCTGGCTGAACTTGATCGCGTCCGCGTCGGTATTGCCGCTGCCGAGCATGCCCTGAGCCGCGCGGGCGCGTGACAAGCCCTGCAAGCCCTGATCCATCGCGAAGCCATAGCCGGGCGTGCCGTACAGCGCCTGCGTGATGTCTTCGTTGCTGCCGGTCGTTAGGGCCTTGTAGCGATCGAGGCCACCAAGCCCCTGCGCGGCCATGCCCGAATACAGGTCATTGGCCTTGCCGAGATAGCCTTGAGAGGCGTCGTAGCCCTTGCCGAGTTCGTTGAGAACGTCGGTCCTGTTCTCATTGAGGAGACCAGTTCCCCACGTCGCAGCGGTTCTCGCCCCGTGCGCAGATGCCATAGTGGCCTCCTAGGTAAGCGCGACCGACTTCAGCACTCCGCCGTCATTGAGGACGAGGCTGTAGGTCGGCCCGGTTGTGTTCTTGATCACGCGAAACTGCCCGGCCGGGACATCGCCAACGGCCGGGGCTCCAGTCTTCACGATGAGTTGTGTGCGAGCCTGAAGGTCCGCGATCTGGTTGTTTTTCTCAGCGATGACGCTGATCAGACTCTTTAGGTATTGGTAGTAGTTAAACGTCAGCACGACGCCATCTTTGGTCTGCTGGACGACTTGGTCAGTTGACCCCGGCAGCGTCGAAAGGCTCGCCATCGCTCAGCCCTTCTTGACCACGACGATATCGCCGCCGAAGAACGAGAACGGCACCGGGTCGCTCATCACGATTTGGATTTGCAAGCCCTTGGCCGAAGCCGTTCCGAGGCGGTTCACACGAACGCCGCGATGGTACTGGCCCTGCTTGCCGATCTCGCGAAGGACAGACGACCCGAACGTCACGCCGCCGTCGAACGACCACGAAATCATGACCTTGGGCGTCGTCTCGATCGGATCAGCACCCGACGCCACACCCACGCCGGCCAGAATGTCGAGGTCCAACCGGCTCATGCTGGCCCGCGATGGAAACCCGCTCATCGTTGGGCATATCACTGTGGCCGTCAGAGGCGACCCGAACTCGTAGCCGTAATTCGGATCAAGGAAGCCGAACTGCCCGGTTTCATCGTCTCCGATAACCCAGGATCCAAAGCACTTGACCGAGGCCGCCGCGCGCCAGTTGGACCGGCCATAGCTTGCGCGCTCAGACCATGAGCCCGTCGACAGATCGTAGCACCACGTCCAGTCCGACGAGGTGAGAGCCCAGATCGAATGGCCCTGATAGGAATAGACGACAGCCTTCAGTGTGGTTTTGTCAGCCAGTGCCTCTAGCGCCTTTGACACGCTGACCGAGGACATCGGCTCTGCAACGGCCTGGTTGATGCGATAGACGACATTATCGCTGCCGGCGAAGATGATGACGTTCGACCAGTCGTTCTCGAAACCCGCTATCGCGTCTGCGCTCGGAATACCGCGCGGGATCGTGTCGAGATAGGAGAACGGAAAGCCGACTGCCTCACCGGTATTGCGCCAGATTTCGATGGTCTGCGGGCCAGCCGCGTAGAGGTTGCTGCCGAGCGCCACGACCCGCAGGAGACCGTCAGGCTTGCTCTCCGCGAAGGCGGTATCGAGCGTGTTGATCGTCGTGTCGTTCAGACCGGACGCCCGCATGCGAGCGTTGCCGTAGCTGAAGATGAAATAGCCCCCGAGGAAGCAGACCGAGTTAGGCGACCCTACGTCGGGATCGGGATAGGTCGACGCTCCAGTGACCGTGCTGACGACGAAAGCCGTGCCGTCCGTCACCGCGACAATGTCAGGCGTCGGGCTCTTGTTGTTGCGGGCGAAATAGACCGTCTCAGTGCCAGCAAAGGCGCCAATGTCATTGACGGTGAACGTTCCGCCGCTCTCCGTGATCGTGACGAGCCGGTCATCCAGAGCGGCCAGCAACACGCCGTTGATTTCGATCGCGCCACGGCAATGGGAATAGGTCAGGTCTTCGACAAAACGCCGAATGCCAGGGCTCTTGCTGACTTTCGGTCGTCCGTCGTCCAGCTTTTCCAAGAAGGCGTTGAGCAGCCTGCCGCCGGCTTCCGCATAGATCCCGCGCGTCGATTGCGTCGGAAGCGGAACAGCGACCATCAGATATAGCCGCCGTAGTAGAAGACGCGGCGGCGCGGGATCAGCGCCTTGTCGACCTTCAGGGGCTCGCCAGTGCCGCGATTGATGCGAGCGAGCACGCGAAGCTTGTTCTCCGCGTCCTGCCCGTCAGCAGCCAGCCCAGCATCAGCCCCGAGGCCGAAGGGACGTGCCAGCTTCCATGCGACGAACTTAGTCAGCCAGCCGAAATAGGATGGCTCGATCGGCTCGACGATGGGAGCCAGAATAACGTTGCGCTCGAACAGATCGGCCAGCCAGCCGGGCAGAGCATCCCGCACCTTCTGCGCATCTTCAGGCGCGATAAGCTGGCCGGCGCCGCGCTCCTCAAGTTCCTCAAGGATGGCTGTGACGAGCTGGTCGAACGTCATGACGGCTTACTCGCCAGCCGTGTCGGATTTCGGCGGACGCCCGCGCCGCTTGGGCTTGTCGTCTCCGTCGTCCTCGAATGCCGCCGGGGTGTCTTCCCAACCCTTGGGCAGGCTTTCGCCGTCCTTCAGGTCGAAAATGCGAGCGGCTTCCGTCTCGTGATAACCCCAGGTCGGGGTGGTCTTCTCTTCCTTGGCCATTGCCGTCCTCCGAAAAGAAAAGGGCGGCCCCGTAGGACCGCCCCGTTGTCGTGATGATGATGAGCCTTACGGCGTGCCGTTGAAGCGAACCGCAAGGCGCGGATCGATCGTCTTGATCCCGTAGAGGATATCGAGACGCCAGTTCGACACGTCGTTGGTGCCGTCGTAGTACGGGATCACGCGAACGCTCAGGCCCTTGTAGGACTTGCGCGTCGGGGTGACTGCACCGGGCGGCAGCTCCATCGGGACCATCGCCAGAGCGAACGCATTCTTGTGGAACGCGAGGTTCTGGGCGTAGCCGGTGGACGCGGTGCCATTGAAGGTCAGGGCCGCATTGTCCGCAGGCGCAGCCGAGACGGTCTGGAACGCACCCGAGGAGATGATCGGGGGCGAGATGGTGATGGTGGCATTGCCCGAGCCGTCCGAAGACGCCGCCGCCTTGACGGTGAACATCTTCAGGTGAGGCAGGGTCGCCTTGGTCACCGGGTTGACATCGTAGACGCCAGCGATGGTGAACACGTCACCCTGGACCACGCGGGCCGCAGCCGCAGCCGTCCAGCCGTCAGTGATGAGGGTCTGCTGACCCGTATCCTTGACGGAGGCATAGGTGACGTTCTGGTTGGCGCCGTTGACGAGCGGCGTGCCGCCCAGCGGACCAACGGTATGCGTCGGGATGTTCTGCGCCTGGTAGGTATCCAGGCCGCCGATCTCACCGATCGAGCCCTTGCGGTAGGCGGGCTGAGCGATGCCGTTGACGAACAGCGAGGTCTGCGAGCCGGCCATCGCCCAGTAGTCGGTGGGCGACAGAACGGCGCAGCGGTTGTCCAGCGGGACGGCCGTCAGGTCCATGCGGGTCGGGGCGACCGCGAAGTCCGCGAAGGAGTTGACCGTCTGGCCCGGCGTGCCGACCCAGTTGGGAACGTCCTTGTAGAGGGACATCACGTCCACATCGACCTGGTTCGCGAGCTGAACCATCGCCGGGCGGATGACGCGCTCTGCCAGGTCACCGATTTGCAGCGTCAGTTCGGTCGAGGACAGCTTGAAGTCCACGCCCTTCTGCTGGTTGACGGTGATGCTGGTCGAGCCTTCCACGATGTCCTGCGAGGACGCCGTGGCACCCGAGCGAACGGTGAAGTCCGTGGGCTTGCGGATCGAGATCGTCTGGCCGACCTTGTAGCCGTTGACGTTCTTGTCGAACTCGCCTTCGTAGGCGCGGAAGACCTTGTTGGCCATCACGAGTTCGTTGTCGAGGATCTTCACCGCCGCTTCTGCGAAGATCGACGGGGTGACAATGGTATTGGCCATTGGAGGCTACCTTTCGGGGGTAGGCTCAGCGCTTTCCGTATGTGCTGCTGAGCCACGCATCGAGGTCGCTGCTGGCGTTGCGCGGCGCGGCAGAGCCTTTGGGCGTCTGCACGGGCGGCTTGGCGCTCGTAGCGGTGCGGGCCTTGGGCGGAGACACCATCCCCTCGATGCGGCCCATTTCGCGGGCGGCTTCGACAGGTCCGAGCGCGTTGATTTTCGCGGTCAGACGGGGATTCTTGGCGAGGTGATAGGCGACGAGCGGGCCTTTATCCCCGGCGTCGAGAATGAAGCGCTTGACGAGATCGGAGGTCGCGAACGTCGGGTCCTGAACGACCTTGTAGAAGTCCGGCAGGGTCTTGGCCGTTTCGGCGCAATAGTCCTGATAGTCTTCGATCAGTTCCGAGACGCGGGCGCGCTCGCCTTCCTGGCGTTGCTGGATGGTTTCAGTAACCTGCCGGGTGGTGAGACGCTTATCGACCTCATAGGCCTGCCGAGCGGCGTCATAGGCGAAGTAGTCACCGGCGAAATCCTCCTCTTTCGGAGGCTTGCCGATACGCTTGACCACTTCTGCTTCGATCCCGTCACCGTCCTGCACGGCACCTGCGGCCGATCCCGAACGGAGCGCGGCATTTTCAGCCCTGAGACGCTCTAGCTGTGACCTCAGGCGTTCGGAGCGCGATTTCTTTCGCGGTCGATCGCCTTCATCGTCCTTGTCGCCGGCCTCGTCCTCGGCTCCCTCGGCTTCGCCTTCCTCAACCTCTTCGGTTTCGGTAGTCTGGCCTTCAGCAGCTTCAGCAGGGGCGGCGGTAGTGGCTTCATTCTTCTTCGGGTCGTCCGAACGCACGAGATCGGCATCCGTGAGGACCAGTTCAGTTTCCTCGTTCATGTGTTGCCCAAGAAAAAAGCCGCCCCAGAGGAGCGGCTTGCGGTCATCATCGCGGCGTCCGGGTCATCCGAACGCCTGCGTGAAGGTCGTTAGGGCTGCCGCCCTGCAACGGGTGATGGGTTCAGGCGATGGCGCTGGCGTATGCGGGATCTGGCGTGAACCCGAGCAAGGCATCGTCTGCGTTCATGTACCAAGGATCGAGATAGGCCACGCCAGGGGGCGTCAAATGCACCTGATCCGAATTGAAGATCGTTCCGTTCGCGCTTGCCGAGAGGTTGGTGGGCGTGATGAGCGGAATCTGACGGGCGTCAATGATTTGGTCGATGCCGAGCGCCGCCTTGTTGGCCACGCAATAGGCGGCAAACTCGACGAATTTGCCGTTCAGCGACGTGCTGGACCCACGAGCCCAGGGCGTCACAACCCTGATCTTGGCATTCGGGTAAAGTGCTTTGATCGCGGTAATGTACGGCTTCAGACTATTATCAATGGCGTTGGGAGAGCCCGCATAGGTGTAACCCGGCGTCCCAGCCGGCACTGCTGACAGGCCGCCGTTGCTGTTCTGGTCGGCATAGTTGAAGTCGTTCGTCAGGCTCTCGATCTGAATGACTAGTTGCTGGCTAGAATGCAGGGTCAGGCCGGCAAGTTGCTGGATCGTCTCGATATGCGGCGATCCGTTGAGCGGCGTCGGAGACTGGTAGTTCATGCCCGCCTGGTTCGCGAGGCGCCAGCTATCGCGCCCGAAGTTGAACTTGATGCGCGACTTCTCATGGGCAGTGCGCAGTGTCATGCCCCACTCGGGCGGCTGCGGAGCGGTCGAGGGGAGCTGCGTGTTCTGCGCGTTGGTTGAGTACAGGACTTGCATCGTCCCGCCGCGAGACAGGCCCATGGCCCAGAAACGGTTCTGCGGGAAGCTGAACTGGGGGAACGTCGTCCCGGCGCCAATCTGACAATTTGTCAAGCTGGAGCCGACGCAGAAAATGACCTGCCGATGAAGGCCCAGGTTCGGTAGCGACGGGACTTCCGAGGTGTTGCTATAGCCAGCGGGGTCGGGCGTGGAGCTGTTGTAGAGAGCGTCTGATACATCGATGCCAGATAGAGCGGCATAGACAGCGTCTGGCATTGCCAGCGTCTTCTGCGCCAGCGTTCCCGTCAACGCGCGGGGCGTGCCATAATAGAGTGTCCCCTGCGGAACGACCCCCCGGAAAGTCGCGATGCGCTTGTGCCAATTGCGAAGGTTGGCGGCTTCGCTGGACGCATTGTTAACGGTGTAGGAGCTCGTCGCTCCATAGGCCTGACCGGCGCGATAATACTGGGTCATAGGGCGCTCGTCAGATAGGTGTCGATCAAGCCCAATCGAGTGCTGTTAGGCACCTCCGAAAGAACGATCAGACGCACGATTTCCATGTAAAGCGGGCTGTTGGGAGAGTTGTTGTTGCCTAGCCGCAGGATGACGCTATCGGCCGTCCCAAGGGCGCCTGTCGCAATCGTCTGGGCCGCGCCATCTGCCGCACCCTCGTAATACTGCTGATATGTACCAGCAGAGGTGTCGATCACATAGCCGACGCGCCGCCGTGTGGTCGTATCGGAGAGAGCCCCGCCATTCGCCGGCCCGACAGACTGGCTTACCGTCGTCGATGTCGTTGCCGAGGTGCCGTCCAGAGGGCAGATCGTGATATAGGGTTTGCGACCCGTCGATCCCTGCGACATGTAGAGACTCAACCGCTCGGCAGCCGACCCGCTGCCAATGGTCGAGAACGTCATGTTGAATGTAGCACCAGAGCCCGCGCCTGCGGTGCTGGACCCGTAGAGCGTTGTGCTGCCCTGAGCGACCGGGTTGGACGGGACGACCGTGTAGGCGCCGGGGTTGACGATGGAAGCCGACGTGATAACGCCGCCACTGACCGTGTTGACGACGATTGTTACGGCCGTTGAAAACGTACCACCTGTCAGGACGATCTTGTCACCGACTGCATATCCGGTGCCGCCAGCGGCGATCGCCATGCTGAGAGCGATAGCAGAGGTATTGCCCTCGGAGGCGTAAATCATAGTGCGCTTAGCGGCGCCGCCGTTCAGGACAGGTCGAACCGAGGCAAAGATGCTGACGGCCGGCAAGCCGTTGAAAAGGCTTTTGCGGAGGAAGTCGAGATAGGCTGTGGCATTGTCGAAGAGCGGGCCGCCTAACGACCCCTTCGTCGGCTGGAACGTCTTGTCGGGCTGATTGAGCAGATACCCGTTGCCACTGATATCTTCCCACGCGGAGACGCTGTCGTAGCCGAGCGAGTCGTAATAGATCGAAGGCTGCGGGGTGCCTGTCGCGTCGGTGTAGGTCTTCCCGACATCAAACCACGCCAGGAGATTGGTTGAACCGAAGGAAGGCGTCGGCAGAATGACGGATTGTGGGCCTACAGGCGTCGACCCACCACCCGTGCCAAGGGCCGCTGGCAGCGCAGTCGCCACGCGCCTCGTCAAAGGCTGCGTCAGAGGCTGCGTAAGCTTAGGCACTGAACACACCGCAGGAAGCGCTGCCCAGACGACGGAAGCGATACGTTCCGGCCGCCGTGATCGAGACAGCCGGCTTGGCCTGGTTGAGGATGTCGACGGTGAAGTAATTCCCGCCGTCGTCCTTGAGCTGGATCAGCACGTTCGCTGCCGGATCGACGATAGGACCAGCCGAGGCTTTCAGCCCAACGGTGGTAGCCGATGACACGACGACATCGGCGGAGTTCGCGTCGCTCGTGCCGATCGCGAGGATTTCAGTGGCCATCGCTAAGCCCCATTAAAAAAGCCGCCCGGTTGGGGCGGCTGCTGTTCCATCGGAATGCCCTGTGGAGGCATGTCAGGCGGCATTTCTTGCGGCATCGACGGCGGTTGCTGGATCGTCTGAACGATCTGGCTCACCGCGTGCTGTAGCTCGACGATAGCCCGCGCCATGTTCTCGATGACAGGAGCATGGTCAGTCTGCTGTGGCTGAGGCTGAGGTGCCGGCGCAGGGGGCTTCATCGCCTCGACGAGCGGCGCCATCTGCATTTGCTGCAATTCGATCTCAGCCTTGTTGGCATCGGCAACGGCCTTGCGAGCCTGCGCTTCCTTCTGCGCAACCTCAGCCTGCTTCGTCGCCATCTCCATCTGCGCCGCCTGCACCTGAGCGGGGTCAGGCTGGGGCTGCGGCATGGGCTTTTTCGATTCAGCCTCAATCTGAGCGCGGATCGGCGGGGGAGCCAGCATCCTCAACCGATCAGCGATATCATCCGCCATCGGCCAGTCTTGCGCCTTGACGTACAGGTCGCCAATGGCAGGAAACAGCGCCGGCTGGGCCTGGATCAGCTCGCGCATGCCGTCGCGGGCTTCCTCACGCTTCGTCGTGTAGCTCGGACCCATCTGAAGGGCCACGTCATAAGCGCCGGTCGTGACATCGTTCCAGATCAGCGGCGTGACGCCATCAGCATCCATGCCGCCAACTTGGTTGATCTCGATGGTCTCGGTCTTGCCGTCCTCACCAACGATACGCAGCACGCGGGCGGTATCGTAGATCTTCGGGATCAGGTCGACGAGAATCTTGCCGGTGTAGCGGATCGCACGGGACCAGTTGTCGATATAAACGAACGTACCCGTATCGCCTTCGCGCTGCCGGGCAATGACAGCCTTGCCGCTCGTCTCGTTCGACGCCGCGCCCAGCGAGGCATTGTAGATGCCGATGACCGCCTGAATATCGCGTGCGGCGCGCTGGATGCCTTCGGTGATGCCCTGAGAGGCCACAGCCGGCGCAACGCGGCTCGGGGCGGCGTTCCCGTTCGCAGGATCAGGCGTATATGGCAGATACGGGTGGTTCGTCCGGTTCGCAGATTCCCAGATGTCCTGATACTGCTCGAAATTCTTCTCCGTGCCGATGAACGGCGCCTTGGGCTGAAGCGCGACCACCTCAGTCTCAGCCGAGGACATGTAGTTATAGGTGCGCTGTGGGTCCTTGGCGAAGCGCACGACGCCATGGCGCACCAGCCTGCGGCCAATGCGGATTTCCTCACCGATGACAGGCACGATCGGAATGTACGAGCCCTGCCACTCGTCAGGGCCTTCCAGCACTTCCTTAGCCGTCATCAGGCAGCGATAGACCTTGAAGCCGTCGCGCTTCTCGACGCGGGCGCCAAGGGCCATCAGCTCAGCCGCTCGCTCCTTGTCGTCGGTGCAATCCTCGATCGCGCCATCAGGCATCAGGGCCAGGGTCTTCTTGGTCGCCTTCTTGTACCAGTATTCGCCAATGCGAACGGTCTCGGTCGTCGACCAATCGAGATGCCCGAGGCTGCCGAGCAAGCCGGTGGGTGCGAAGTCCTCGGCAACCGCCTTCGGGAACATCGCCTTGAACTTGTCCCGCGAGATGTCGAACGGGACAAGGCATTTCATCGCGTCTTCCTTGGTCGGAAGAACGGCGTCAAGATCCCACACGACCGCAATCGCGTCCTCGATCGGAGCGATGCGGATTTCCTGGTTGAACGTCGTGTCGCTGGCGTATTCCGTCGTGATGCGCCAAGCGCCGATGCCGCATGTGACCTGGCTGTCAGCACCCTGGAAATACACGCCGGGCGCATCCGAGCGGTTCTCGATGTAGCGGATCACACCGCCCATCGCTTCAGCGCGCTCTTCATCGCCGTTGTCGTCGATCGGCACGACCTTGATCGCCGGCCGCATCTGGCGCATGTCGCCCGTCACCTGCCGGACGTACTGGCCCATCTGGTTGATGGTCTGGCAGGGACGGCCCTCGGCGACGCGCTGTTGGAGCACGTCGATGGGCCATTGGTTGCCAGCGCGGAACTCCAGATCGTCGTATCCGGCCTCGATGTTGGGCAGCTCACGCAGGCGCCAATCGTCGTAAAGCTTCAGGCCCTCGCGGACAAGCTCGCTGCTTTCGTCGGATGCGTCCTTGCGCTTGTCCTCGTCGGTATCGACCAGCGGGAGCGTCGTCATGCGAGCCTGACGAAAATCTTAGGTGAGCGATGGTCGCGGTTGATACGCAAGCCAAAGCGCCACACTCTCAGCGATATATCGATGAACCCGCCAAAGTTCTTGACGCAGAAGCGCCCATGGAACCACTGGGCGCGTGTCAGTTTGGCGAGTTCTTGCTCGATGTTTGTCATGCCGCCATCCATCCGCCGGGCCGGCCACCGATACGCAGCTTGCGTTCCATCTTGCCGACCCTCGGTTCTTCGTAGACGACGCACATCAGCCCGAAGGCGTCCGCTGCGTGCGATGCCCAGTCATGCTCAGGGCCAAGATCAATCTGCCGGTCATCGTCCTTGCGGGCGTGGTAAGCTCCCAAGGCGTCGACACCCGGCCGCGTCGTGTCCTCGTTGAACCAGATGGCCGGGAACAGCCTGCGCGCCGCCTCGATGCGGAACATCGCAGCGCCACGGCCCTGGTTCGGGACGACGGTGACTTCGAACTCCGCGTCTCGCAGAGCACTCTCGTACGAGACGGCGAAAACCTTGTCGTTCGACGCGCCGTCATGAGGCAGGATGCACAGGGCCTTGCCATACCCCTTTGACCGTAGCCAATTCACATGCGTTGCGAGCGGCTGGCCCTGTGCTTCGTAGTAGTCCAGCACGCGGATTTCCCGCCCGATGAACTGCGCGATCCAGATCGAACAGGCGTCGGCCTTTGCGCCAGTGCCGCCAATGTCCCAGATCGCGCGGTACGTCATCAAAGGATCGGCTGCGACCCGTCCAATGCGACCGTCAATCTTCGCCTGCGTGATTTGCTTGGCGTAGTAAGCGCCAGCCATCACCTTCGCGTAATCGCCTTCCCAGATGTGATCGTACTGATCCGGACGCTCGTCCTTGTCCTTCACGCGAACACGTTCGAGGATCGCCGGAAACCACGGATTGTCCCGCCAGTTCATCTCGACGACCTTGACGCGCGGGTCAGTCGAGTTGCGGAAACGCAGATCGGTCGCGCTGCCCTTGCGCTTGGGGTTCCACGTCACCCACAGCTCTGAGATTTCCTCACGAAGCGTCGGTATGAGCGTTTGCCAGGCCACCTCGGAAACAGGCTCAGCCTCGTCCACCCAGCAGAGCAAAATGCGGGCCTTCGATTTCACGCTGTCGATGTTGCGGTCGAGTCCGGCAAACTTGAACGAGATCCGCCCATCCATCGTGCGGACGAACTTCTCGCCAATCTCGAAATGCGAGGCCAGCCACGGCTCAGACTGAATCGCCGCCTTCACCTCTTCTAGCGAAGACTCGTCCAGCGAGTTCATGAACTGGCGGGCGCAAAGGATGATGCCCTCTACGCCAGCCTTGGACCAGACATAGGCCCTGATCGCGGCCATCTTGGCGAAGGTGCGTGTCTTTGCCGAACCGCGCCCGCCGTATGCTCCTCTGACATCAGCCTCGCCAGCGAACACCGGCAGAAGCTTTGGCGGTATCTTAACCTTGGCCGTCGTCATCAGGCCCGACCAGCTCGATGCGGGTCACCAGTTCGACAGGGCCGCCGCCGTCTCCCTTGTGTTCAACACTGGCAAGCTTGGCATGGACGTAAGGCGCGGCAGCCTTGGCAGCGTCCATGCGATCGGGTTGGGAAGCATTCTCATCACGCAGGATCGACAGCATATAGTCGAGAGGCATCAAGCCGCCCTCTGCCGCCTGCTTGCGAGCCGCTTCATTGAGCTTTGTGGCAGCCCCAGGCTTGCGGCCTGCACCCTGCCTTGAGCCACCATGTGCCATGACTTGAATTCTTGATTTCGGTTCAAGCTGGCGCGCTGGCCAACAAAAAGCCCGGCAGCCTTTGGGGCTCCGGGCGGGAAGGATCGTGCGGGCAAATTGCCAATGCTGCCTATTCGGCCCGAGGGCTTTTCGAAGCAGCCAACGCACGAACTATATCGACGAGACCGGAAGGTTGGAGATGGCCGGCTCAATCACTCAACAGACGGCTAAGCCGCTCGCCGAATCAAAAGCGCCCGGCCCTCTCTGAACCGGGCGCAAATCGGAATACTGGATCGCAGTAGTCGCACGCGCGCGGGCGTGAGTCAAGCCCTCTTCGAAGGCGAATAGCCGAGTTGTCTTGCCACTCTGCGCCTCGCAGCCATACGCTCCTTTGCTTCTTGAATTTTGCGGCGGAGCTCGATAGAGCGCCGTAACGAAGCCAAGAAAGAATAATCCCCTGGCTCGTAATATTGGATGCTGTCTGGCGCCAGATCATCCATCACAGCCTCAACCTGTTCGCGATGACATTCACGGCGCAGCGGAAGGCGCCTAGCTCGACATGGCCTTGCGGATCGTGATCGTTGACGCAAACGCGGGTGAGAATGCGGTTGCCGTCGTAGAGCATGCCGGCGTCGGCGAGAGCATCTTGCAGCTCGCCATAGTCCGACCGAATGCTGGCGGTGCGCTCCTCGTCTGTCAGCATGATCTCATCTGCGATGCGGCTGTCTACGGGGATGGGCTCACGCTGCTGTTCGAGATCGAGCTTGACCATGTTGGCCAGTGAGCACTGGAAGCGCGGCAGCGTGCCTGTGATGTGCTTCATGTGGCGGATGGTGCGGGTCATGTAGATCTCGGCTGCCTGATGCTGCCTCTGATCGATCATGCCGCCGATGAAGAGCCGGCCGAAAGCGTACCCGGCATATTGCGAGGCGTTGCCCCTGCGATGGGGCTGGGCGAGGACGACAGCCATGATCTTCTCCGGCTTCTCCGCTTTGGGCTCGCGGTAGGAATGGACGATCTGCCCGCTGGGATAGCGGGGGACGTTTTGCTTGGGGCGGACGCCTGCCTTCGCCATGGTTCAGTCCTTTTGGATTAGGGAGCGGATGGCTTCGATCATCTCGTCAGGCTTCATGCCCGACCAGACAGCCTCGCTTGCGCCGTGTCGAAACGGGCTTTCCTTGCACGTCCAGAATCCCACGCTGATCTTGGCCAAAGCCTCCTCCAGCTTGTCGTTCTCTGCCTGGCGGAGGGCTTGGGTGATGAGGGCGAGAAAGTCCTTATCGGTAAGCGACGCCCAATCTTCTTCCTTCAGCGACGCAAAATGGTCGTACAGCTCCTTCGCCCTTGTTTCAGCGTTCATGGGGTGTCTTTCTTTGTGGCATCCGCGAGTTTCCGAGCCTGTTCGCTAGCGTCGCTCAGCCATTTGAGCGCAACTTGCAAAGCCGCTGACTTCGCTTCCGGGAAATCGTCGAACTCGCGCTTGAGGATTAGCCCACCAATCTCGACCCGAAGCTTGGTACGCGGGCCGCCACGCGTACCGATCGGCCTGCTGACGGTGACTAGCAAGAAGCCGAGGCGAATGGATTGGCTCTCTCCGTAGCGAGCCCTTTCCCACTTGGGCGGCTCTTGTTCCTCGCGGATGCCAGCGCTCATCCTTCATCCCTCGCGTTCGGGGTGGTGGGGGTGGGCTGGGCCAGATCGCGGCGATGGGAATCGGCCATTTCGGCGTACCGACGAGCCCAAGAGCTGCCAGGAGGGCAAAGTCTGGCCTTGTCCTCGTAGTGGCGGACCAACGCCTTTGCGGTGTCGGGC